GATCTTATTCGTAAGAACTATCCAGAATATTACTACAGACAACTTGGATCCAAAGTTTATACTATCACTCCTGGTGATATCATTACTGACGATGCAAACGTTCAGTTCTACGTAGAGTCTGTAACTGATACTGGGGAACTTGATGATACCTTCTACATCTTTGATGTTGAAGAGGTTCAACGCCGTATTTACGGTCAGCAAGATGGTATCTACTATCTAACTGCTGTTCGTGGTAACATCTCTCCATTCCCAACTGGTGCTGGTAATCAGGGTAACTTCCGTAACTTTAAGTTCTCTCAACCAATCAGCAAACTATATCCACTGAACTATAAGAACGATCCTCTTTGGTTCAAGCAGTTAGATAACACCCAACTTGATGTTCCTGCAACATATTCTGCTGCAGATAACTATACTCACGGTCTTGTTAGAGTTAACGACTTTAAGGGTTCAATGACTCGTGAAGCAATGCTTGACTTTACGACTCAGCAAGCACTGTTGCAGAATACTTATACTCAAGTTAATTCTAGCATTGATAATAGATTAAGAGCGCAGAAGGGTAATGCTGCATCTGGATCTGAAGATCGTCGCATTCCTATTGCTGGTGACAGCACTGTAATGTCTGATCAGAGACTATATGTTGAACTTAGAAGACCCTCTATTGCTCGTGCAGGTAACCATACCTTTGAGTACCTTGGATTCGGTCCTGGTAACTATTCAACAGGTCTTCCTGCTCGTCAGGAGATTGTCTTAACACCAACTCAAGACTTCTATGCACAGTCTAAGAAGCAAAATGGTGGTTTAGTATTCTACACTGGTCTAAACTCTAACGGTGACCTATACATTGGTAACCGTAAGATTGATGCTATTACTGGTGAAGAAGTATTCTTGGAATCTGCTGCATTAGTTGATTCTGATGATGACACTGAAGATATCGGTAGTCTTGTTACTACTTTTGATACTCCTGTAACATTTAACGAGTACATCACTGTTAATGGTGGTGATGCTCAAGATCGCATGAGTACATTTAACTCTCCTGTTACTATTAATGTTCTGGGTAGAGTTAGAGATTATGCATTTACTGTAGTTTCTAACGTATCACCTAGTGATGGTGATGATGCAACACTTGATAAGACTAATCAATTCCTCAATCAAGATACAAATGGTGACATTGTAATTGCAAGAAACCGAGTTGCTGCCTCAATATTCCAGTTTAATCCACGTGGTTCAAATGGTGCTGCACAAGGTTATAAAATTCAAAATCATGTAGTTGGAAGCATTGGGTCAAATATTACACCTAATCAAAGTCCCGTGTATAGCACAGGTCTTGGAACTGCAATTAATACTACCCAAAATGTATTGTACGGGTCTGAAGTTCCATTATCTGGAGATATTCTTCTCAAAGGATCTGAAGTTGGTGGTACTGGGTCTCTTGGATGGATTTACGCAAACTTCTTTGCGCGAGTTGTTAATGCAAATCTCCTTAACTTCCAGATGAATGGAAGCACTGTTATCACCATTACTTGGGGTAACAACTTATCTAATGATCAAGTTGGTGTTACCAGCGGATCCCAGATCAGAATTTCTAACTATAGTGACCCTGGATTTAATGGTCTCTGGCAAATCATTGGTAATGGATTTACTGCCAGTGCTAATACTTGTCAAATTGCTATTATTGAAAACAGATCTAACGTTGCAAATGACAATCCAAGACTTTGGTCTAGTGAGGTAGCACTTGGAAATGATGTAAGATTAGAGTTCTCTAATTCTTCTTGGAAAGAATTTGGAGTTATTGGTTCTGAAACAATTAGAACTGATACCAGTGACATTGGTCAATACAAACTTGGTATTAACACAGTCGCAAGATCTGCACATGATGCATATATGACTGCATTTGTTGATGTTGATACTGCTCCTCGTGCAAACCTTGATGTTGTTGGTAATGCATTTATCAGTGGTAAGATAATTTCTGATTATCTAAGTAATCCTGCGTTCGCTAATAGAACTGAAACAACTTCTGATTATGCACTTCTAGTTGGTGGCGACAGTGCAACACCAGCAAATGAAGCAACACTTAGAGTTGCAACTACAAATAATGGTCGTGTTGGTATTAATGTAACTAATGCTGAACTAGACAGAGCACTGGTTGTTGATGGTACATCTAGATTTACTGATGATGCTCGTTTTGAGCATGACATTGAAGTCAATGGCAACGACGGTACAACTGCTGAGATCAGAACATCTCAGACAAGTGGTACATTTAATCTAGTCACTGATACTGCTTTTACTGGCACACTTAACGTTGGTAATTCTGTAAAAACTTTAAATCTACTCAACACCACAACACAAGATCAATATGTTTATGTTGGTAATAAATCTCTGCATAGCAACATTTGGATTGGTAATACACCAGATCTTAATAGCAATATTTCTAAGATTACTATCGGTGGTGCTTATAACAACAACGAATCTTTATCGTTTACTCAAATTGACACAAAGGCTCTTAAAGTTTCTGGTGATATTCAACTAGGTACAAGAAGAGGTCTTGATGATACGGTTAAACTTTCTTCTACTGCAGGCACTGTAGAATTTTTCTCTGGTAATTCTAGCACGTCAAAACTTGATTTTGCAACTAATGCTTCTGATATTACAGTCGGTGGTCAGGGTGGAAGTACTAGAATTAGAAACAATTTAATTGTTGATTCTACTGCTAGATTTAATTCTGATATGACCCTGTGTGGTGGATTTGCATCTTACTCTTTCACAGCAGATAGAGGACAAATTGGTTCTAGTAAGATTACTCATACCAGCGGTATTCTCGGAAATAATCTATTCAAGTCTAATGTTGATCTTATTACAGTCGCTAGAGTTGCTGTATCCGATGCGAGATACAATGCTGTAGATACTTCTGGTAGTGGTGATTGGGGTGGTACAGTATTCCAGAATGAAATTACTACAATTGGTGGTACTCCAAATGTTGAACCTCAAGTTCTTTCTGCATTGAGTGGTAATCAGTATTACTTACCAATTAAGAATAAACCAGTTGATGCTGAAGATGCTCAGTATTTTACCGAGAATGATATTCTTCTAGTTGATACTGCTATTACAGGTAATAAACATCCCGAATTTGTTAAAATCGTTTCTTTACCAAGAATCAACGTTGCTCCATATTATCTTATAGTTGAGAGACTTCCATTTGGAACATTTACTGAAATTAGATCTGATCATAACGATACTGCTGCAATCTACAAATGTACTGTTCAGTTTGAATCTACTTGGATTACCACCAATCTTGACAACTCTGGAACTGAAGAAGATATTTACCTAGCACAATTTGGTGGAGACATCAGTATTGGAGACTATGTTATTATTTCTCGCGATGATGGCACTCCTTCTGGTGATGGTGTTGATGATACAGGTGAAATATTTAAAGTTAAGACCTTACTTGATCAAGTTGCCAAATCATTTAGAGTTAAGAATGGATGTGATACTTCTACAGAATCAACCGTATTTGAAATTAATTCTGTAACTGGTAATGTATTCATTGATTCTAATAAAACCACTATTAACGGAACTCTTAGTTTAAATGGAGTTTGTGGAGATAGTACTGGAGCATATCCAAGTCCGGATCCTTCTTTAGATAATCATCTTACTATCAGCAATACTTCTGGTCCTGTATGGGATGTCAACATGTGTAATGGTGACATGACTGTTGGAAGTGTAAGAGGAACTACATTTGGCGTCGGTCAATATTGGGGATCAACTGGTATTGCACATACCAAAACTTCGGTAGTACATTCATACAGATTTAGAAAAGAAACTCTTAATCCACAAGATGGTCCAATTTCAGCTGTTTCAGTTGGATTTACTACAGATGATTGGAATATTCCTATTGATGATTTAACTGGATTCTCTAAAGGTGATTTGGTCCTCATTTATAGTGGATCAACACAAGGTGAAATAATTTTAGTCACGGATGATCCATATATTAGTGGAACACAAGCATATCTACCAACTATCTACAATGCAGAATATCCTGCATCAACTTATCCAATCGGAGGTAGAGGTGCTGAAGGATCTGGTAAACAGAACTGGACTGCTGGTGCTGTTGTCGTAAAACTTTCTAAGTACACATTTACAACAACACTTGATGAAGATATTGCTGTTGCTGCAAGTAGAACAGCAGTTGAAGCTCCTAATCTTAATGCAGATAAAATTAGAGTTAAGTTAGTTGATTCTAGATTAATTGCTAATAAATTGGATACAGATCATTTCTTTAGAATTGTATCTGGTAATACTCTAGATACCAATCGTAAAAATACAGATCAAGAATGGTTCTGGGCAGATAGTATTGATGGTCAAGTTTCTTCTTATGGAGTTCGTCTTGCCAAGTCAATTCAGACTACTGCACAAGCAACAACAGGAGACTTTACTGCATACTTTGGTGGAGGAACTACAACTATTAATGATGCTGTAGAAATTTACAGTGGTGAATTCAGAATGTATGGTTCTGATAAAGAAACTCTCGTCATGTCCATTGCTAATGATGATGATCACCCTAATGATGGTTCAGTTCTTGATCCTAAAACTGGATTTGGTGGTCTATATCTAGATGGTCAAGCAACATTTGATGGACTTTTACAACTTCGTGCTAAAGATTGTGAATCCACTGGTATTTGTACTACCGAAGTTACTTTCCGAGCAAATCATCTCACTGGTAATCTTGAGATGGGTGAACAACTTTACATTAAAGGTAAAGTAGTTGCAACTGATGCTGGAGATTCTGGAACTGCAATTTTACATATTGATAACCTCGGTGGTGCCGGAGTAAATGGAACTGAAGGTCCAAGAGACTTTAAGATCTATCAAGATTGTTCAATTGATGCTTTTGGAATTAGTCGTTACTTCACCAGAAATGGTGGTCGTAGATATACTTATGTTGAGCAATCCTTAACTGGGGTTGGTCAAACTCAGGCAGCACCATTGCAACCTAATAATAATTACCTCTTAAATAATCCTGCAGGAACCAATATGGTTCTTTACTTACCAGATTATGCTGAAACTGGCGACATGATTAGATTCGTTGAAGTTAGTGGAAACCTTACATATAATACAAACCTTGTATTGAGAGCACTTAAAGTTAATAACCAAGCGGTTGCAATGCAGGGAGATATAACTGGAAGTAAGATTGATGCAGGTAGTGGTACTCTAGCATCAGCATGGGATAGCGGCGAATTGATTGTACAAACGAGAAATGCATCGTTTGGTCTTGTATATGTCGGTACTTCCGATGCAGCTGGAGATCCTAACGCATCATCAATTCCTGCTAACCTACGTGGTTGGTGGTTAACAGAACTCTGATAAGACATGGCACAATACTACAATTCAATTAAGACAATGAAAACCGCTCGTATTGGCACTATTTTGCCATGGAGCGGAAATGGATTTGAAGGATTTTCTGTTGATAACATCCCTAGAGGATGGATAATTAGTAATGGGAGAGAAGTTTCTGCTAATGATTATCCATTATTGGCAGCTCATTTGGGTACAACTTATGGAGGTAATTTTGTAGGTGAATTTCCTAATTATGAACTTAGTGATACATTCACTCTTCCAAATATAACAAATAGATGTATGATGGATTTGGAACCAGAATACTTAAATGATGAAAAATATCAAGCAGGAGGAGGTGATATATTAAATATTCAATATAATAGTGTTGGTGATAAAATTTCTGATCTAATCGTTGGATTTGGTACAACGGCAGTTATTCCAACAGGATATTCTGCTGCTGCTGATATTGATTTTGTACTTGAACCTGGGGTTTCATTGACGGGTAAGTATACTGAAATGCAGATAACTGACCCAACATTCCAAACATCTATTACTACTTTGAATAGAAAACTGGGTATTAATCATACTCCTTCCCATAATCACCCAGGAAGTGTTGAATCTGCTCAAGCTAGTTTTTTCGGACCTCAAGTATTTACATCGTCTCAAGTAGAAGTTAGTGGAAATAACCAGCATCCAGCATGTAGTATAATTCAGTCTAAAAACAACCAGTGTGATATTTTACCTAGTGTAGATGTGGCACCTAACTGGCAATTTGGTAAAACCTTAATGGCATATTATGGTAGTGAATCATATGAACAAACTCTTCCAACCATGGATAGATTTCATAATTTTGTGAGTGATGCTGGAAAAGATTATTGGTCTGAAGTTCCTGCTCCTGATTGGCATGATGGTACTGCTACAAGAAATAGTCCTCAAGCAATTAGTCAGGATGTTAATTTTTCTGGATCACTATATACAGATCAATTTCCATATGAACCACTAAAAACTCATTCTAATATGGCATGGACTGGATTGTTTCCAAAACCAACAGTCTTTGGAAATAGAAGAAATTTTTATGGACATGGCAGTGGTATCTATGAAGAGATTGTAGATAACCCAGAAAACCCTGCAGTTGTTTTTACCGTAGATCCAGTAACTGTTGCTCCATCAGTTACTGAATTTGAGTTACCTGCAGGAACTGATATTAAAACAACACATACATCTGGAACAGCACCAAATGTAAAGGTCTGGTATCAGTATGATAAGATTCACCCATGGCAAATGCTTGATGGTGCTGCATTTGCAAAAGGAACATATGTTACTTCTATTGAAAGAACCGCAGGAACAACAGATGCTGATTATGTATATACTGTCACTATATCTCTGCCTGCAATAGGAGCAACCTCTAGTCCTATATTCTTTAGGGAAGGAACATGGCCAACTTCTATGAGTAATTTTGGAAATAATGATCCTAATCAGGCAGCATTTCTTTCACATAATCATGGTACATTTGACATTCAAATGTCAAGGGGATCATTAAATGCTCCATTTACATATAATGTAGATCAAATAAGTATTGGATCTGTTGCACCAGATAATCTTGATGACGCTCTAAATATAGTAGTTGATACAGATCAACCATCAATTAATATAATTTTTCTTATTAAAGCATTCTAATGGCAGTAGCTTACTCAAAAGAAAGATCTAAATATGGAAATTTAACAGGTCAAATAATTATTTGGCCTGTTGAGATAAGTCCGGATATTAATAGTTCTTCAAACAAGAGAGATTTACCCTCTGGTTATTTAAGATGTGATGGAACTGCATATAATGTTGCAGATTATCCTCAATTAGCCGCTATATGTGGATCTGGATCAACAGGTAAATTTATTAGAAGAGATTTAAATGGTGATAATCTCCAAGTAATATCTGATGAACAATTTGTTGTTCCCGATTTAGGATCTAAATATCCCAAACCAACTAGTGGAGCAGATACTGGTTCATATAGATCAATTCGTGTAGTAACACAAGCTGGTAACGAAACTAATCGCTCTGGTATAGGAATTGAAGCAACATCAACTCTTGGATTATCAATCAATTTAACATATTCTGGAACTTTTGTTGTTTCATCTCAAACAATTGAAATGAGAGGTAGACCATCGTGGACTATTGGAACTCAATTTGGAAGAAGAACGGATCCTGAAACTGTTAGTGAAGTTGCTATGCATGGACATATGCACTTTTTTAATGGTGTTAGAACTAGAATTAAATCCACAAATGAAGTTGATTCATCTGCACCAACAACGGCATTACCTGCTAAAGCCATTGGGCAAGTATCATTCTTTAATGCAACTACCATACCAATTGATGATTGGTTAGATGCTACGAAGGCGGATGGAGCATCTAATTTTCCAGGTAATAATCAACCACCATGCAGAGCAATGGCATCTAATTCATATGCTCGTGGATATGAATTTTACTTTGGTTCCTTTGATGGTGTTGCGCTTGGAGGAATTTTTGGAGATCCTACAGCATATAGTAATGGTTGCTTTAACTCCGGAGCCATACTAGAAGATCAATGGAGATATATCTGTCTTTTGACTGATAAATGGAATAATTATCCAATTAGTAGTAATAATTATCAATTAAATAATTTAGAACCATATAGTGATTCGGGTTCAATTGTTTTAGGAGTTTGTTTTCAAGATGATATGAATAATAAAATAAATACTTCTCAAGATGTTAATGCAACATATACAACTGGAACTGCTCCAAAAGACTGGAGAGATATATCCTTAGTTGATGCAGTTCCTCTAAATACAAATACTCAAGGCGCATCAGCGCAGCAGAACTTTGTTTACGCTTCTTTGTTTAATAGTTTTTCCGAATCTCAGGAATTAAATCAACAGAATGGTGATCCCACAGAACACTTTCATAAGTTAGATCTTGACAAAGGTGCTCATAATTTTGCATTAGTCACTGATGCGTTAGAATTATCTCCTGATGCACTAGTTACAACATTAAACTTGTCTGTAGATAACTCTGCGTCTGTAGATAGTGTTGCAACTCCATTTATTGTATTAGAATATCTGATAAAAATTTAAAATGACATCTTCAGCTCCTAATTACAGAAATACTAGGCAACTTTATTACTCCGATAAAGCGAGTGATTCTACGGAAATTGGAACAATTATCAATTCTTTTAAAGCAATTGATAATGTCTATGATAATGAGTATATTCCAAATAACGTTAATATACCATATACAGTACAATCCGGAGATGCGAAAACTGAAGAGAATCCAGAATATCAATATCCTGGATACTTATATTGTGATGGATCTGAATATAATATTTCAGACTTCCCTCTTTTATACGGTGTCATCGGAAATGAATATGGTGGAGAGTCTAGACCTGGAATTAAAGTAAAAAAAAGAGGTTCTGGATATCCAACAGATCAATCTATGACTATAGAGTTTGATCCCCCACCAGGATATAATGCAAGTAACCCAGGCAATTTAGAAATATTAGAAGCAACGATTGTTGTAGCAACTAATGGTAAAGTACTTACAGCAACTGCTACTAAATTAGGTTTTGGTTATGATGCTGCAAATCCACCATCATTTACTTTACAAAATTCTGGTAGTGGATCTGGATTAGAATTAAAGTATAACTTTGATAGTAATGGACAAATTACTTCTATTAGCACATTAAATATTCTCAGTTATTATGGTGAATCTGATTTAGGAACATTTAAAGTTCCTGATTTAAAAGCACGAAAAGTTGTTGGATATGGTAATGTATATGGACCAGGATCACCAACTATTGGGTTAATTACTCTTGGTGCTGGAGCAAAGTTTACTGGTGGAAGTTGGGTATTTACTAAAGATTCTCAGCAAGGATATTTTTCATTGGGAACTATTACTACTGTTGGATACGATAACGTAACTGATACTGTTTCTACTAGAGTTGTTGGAACACAAACCGTTGATGTTACAATGACTAAGAAAAGACTTCAGGGTGTACCACAACACACTCATTACATTTATCATACAGAAGCTGCTCAGGATATCGCAGCACTTCCTGGATTTTCTGGCGACAGATATCTTGCTGCATATGATAATACAAATAAAGGTCTACAGCAATTTTTTCCTGTTGGCGGCATACCTTTTGAGCACTCACATGCGTTATTAAAAAGTCCACTCACATCCAATACTGTTGCTACATATGATATCTTTGATTATGCTGCAGGTGCTGAAGGAACTGGATCTACAAAATGGGGATATGAAAATAATGAATATTATATGGCGTCAGGTGATGAAGGAGCAGGAACTTATGAATTATTAACTTATATTCCTGCAACAGTATTTAAAACATTATCATCTACTTCTGTTATTGGAGGAAGAACTGTATTTACTGGTGGAGTTCCTATTGTAGAATATACCTCTGTAAATAATTATACTGGTGGTACACAGACTTTAACTATCCCTACAACTTGGGAAACTATGTTAATCATTGCTGCAGGTGGTGGCGGTGGTGGGTCAGATGGATCTACAGCTGGGGGAGATGGCGGAGATACCACAGTCCAAATTGATAATGGTTCTGCATTAAAAGTCGTAGCAGGCGGAGGTAAGGGTGCTTCTGGTACAACTGGTGGAAATGGTGGAACTAATGTAATTTCAGGAACTGTAGGTCCATCGCTATCTACTCTACAAAATAAAAGTACTGCTGGTACATCTGGCAGTAGTGGACCATTTCCAGCATTTACTTATCCTAATAATCCTAATCAAGCTGGTAAAGGTGGTATTAGCACGGGTGCAGCAGCAGCAAATTATGGTACGGATGGTATTCACAAATATGTAAGTCAATCTGGACCTAGTGGTGATAGTGGAAATAAATCTGGTAGTGGCAGTGTTAGTCTTACTGGTGCTAATTTTACAAAAATTGAGTTCTATATTGCAGGTGGCCGTGGAGGTCATAAAGCAAACCCAGGTGGTAATGGTGGACCTGGAAAAACAGGTGGATCTGGTGGACCTGGTTCGGTACTTCGTATTGCTGTAGCAAATCCCACTGGAGGATTTGTAGGAACTTATGAAACTGGGAATAATGGTTCAAATAGTCAAAGTGGTGGCAGTGGTGCTTCCGGATCTAATGGAGGAACTGGCGGTAACAGAAACGGAAATGGGCAAAATGGCGCAGGTGGTGGCGGTGGATCATTAGTTAAAAATGCTCAAGGATCTATAATAGCTGGCGCTGGTGGCGGTGGCGGCGGTGGAGGATATGATGGATCTCAGAAGGTAGAAGGATACCCAGGTGCAGGTAACAATACCCCTGGATGGAACAGTGATAGTCCATTAGCAACTACCTCTAATCTATTTGCTGGCGGTGGTGCTAATGGTAAGAATGCAGCATGTAATGGTGGTGGAGGCGGCGGTGGCGGTGGCGGTATCGCTACTTCTTCATACACTGCTAACGGTGGCGGTAAAGGTGGTGGCGGTGGTGGTGCTGCTTCCCACGGTGGTGGTAAAGGTGGTGGTCGTGGTATGACTGCCTATAAAACCAACATATTCCAATTAGTTAGTCAAAGTTCATCTAATACTCAAAGTGGTTATGTAAGATGGGTATATGAATCTGATAATAGTTATTGGACTGACGGTGGCGGCGGCGGTGGATCAGGTGGATATCTTTATAGTTTAATTGATAAGAGTCAATTAGGAGAAGCTGGTAATGCAACTGTTACTGTTGGTAGTGCTGGTAGTAGACCAAGTGGTGTAAGTAGTCCTGGTGCAGGATTTGCAGCAGTTAATTTTGGTGTTGTTACTGGATATCAGGGTGGAAGTAGTAATGTTGTTCCCGGTGAATTAATTATTGATGCTGATCCAAAATCACAAATTTATACATCTGGTTCTGGGGTAGGAAATGCCGGAGGATTTAAACTACCAACAACACAAGTCCCCGAAGTAGAAATTGTTGGTGGTGGCGGTGGAACTGGTGCTACTGCAACAGTTAGTCTTTCTGGTGGTGCTGTTGCTGATATTACTTTAGGTTCTGCTGGAGCTAACTATACTGCAGTTCCTGAAGTTCGTATCAAACATGGTGCAGGAACAAAAGCATATGCAACAGCAACTGTAGATCAAAATGCAAAAACTGTTACTGGAGTTGACTTGGCGGCATCTGTAGTCCCTGCTGCATATACACATTATGTTAAACTTAGTGGTACTGCTAATCAAAGATATATCACACTTAAAGAGCACGATTGCACAAATGTCCGTAGGTTTACAATCAAAGTTGCTCGTGGTAATGGATCAAATGGTGGTGAAAATCCGGAACATGGTGGAGATGAATTAAAATTATATTTTAATAAAGATCTTTCTGATAATTATAATGGTGCTACTAATTTCTTAGGCGTTATTGTTCCTATTCCAACTGCAAATGAAATTGCTACTGGTTATGATGGATCTAGTGGAGACACTAAATGGTATTGGTATTCT